AAATGTGAGATGCATCGGGATTCCATCGTCACGGCGGGGTTTACTGGGTCCGTCATGTTACAGAAAGATCGTGTCCCGCTCGCGGAAATTCGTGATTGTGGCTGCTGGATCGTCGGCCTCCCGAAAGGCAAGGCAATCCTGCCCTGCGAGCAACATGAGGGGAAGGTGCTGAGGGCGATTGAGTGAAATGTGGAACGGCACGTCAAAAGTAGAGCCAAGAATCACGATCGCATTTGTTCCCGGTGATACCCATGAAAATTCTCAACCGTAGCGACATGAAGACCGTAGACTGCAAAACGCAGGTCTTCGTTTCCCGACCTGGACCGTTGGGAAATCCGTTCGTCATCGGGATAGACGGAGACAGGGACGCGGTCATCAGGAAGTTCAAAGCCTACTTCAATCGTCGAATACGTGAGGACAGTCAGTACAAAAAGGACGTGCTCAAGCTTGAAGGCAAGGATCTGATCTGCTGGTGCGCCCCTCTATCTTGTCACGCGGAAGTTATTCGCGACTATCTGACGCATCGGAGAGCGAGTTTGATAGGTTGCGGGAAAAGCAAGAAGGGGGTAGAGAAAGCATGAACCCAGAAGATCGACTTCGTCGACGAGCGGAATTGAAGATCAGACATCCTGCGAATAGCGCGTTTGTCTTGCAGTACGAAGTGCCGTGGGTGTTCCTTGACATGACAGCGCGAACGCGCAAGTGCCTCCGGTGCAAGGCCGTGGAAGCCGTCAAGATGCCGGGTATCCAAGCTGACGATCAATCATTCAAGCTGAAGCACCGCTACTGCAAGCGAAGGTTTTGAGCCTACTCCCCCCGCCGCTCCTTCTGGGTACGCCTGAATAACAAGTCGTGCATGAAATCGCCTGGACCTTCAGGGGTGGCTTCTCCTTCCAGGAGGTCAAGCAAGTACTCCCCGGTAATCACAGGCTGAATAATCGGCAGTCCCACTACGGTGCCGCCAGACTCGATTACGTCCCACGCAAGCTCATCAGTAAAGTCCTTGTCGCCGGCCACGGCTCCGTAAAGGCCGTGGGAGGTTCGTCCCAACTTATCCAAGGCTGAGAACACCGGGGAATACCTGACATCCAAAGATTTGCCCGTCAAGACGTAGTGTTCCATCGCATTGCTGACGTCCCGGAGCAGTGGGATAACAGCAGCTGGGGCAAACAAAGCCTTCAAAGCCGCCCACTTCGCCCACGCCTTCACCCTGTCCTCTTCATCGTCGTCGTCAGGGCCTCTCCCTGCAATCAAGTCAGAGAGGATGGCGACCATGGAAGTCAGGATGGCCGCCCGGATAATCGCTTCAGGCGCATACTTCTTGCCATACCGTTTTACATCCGCTCCTTCGTTCCGCAACCTTCCGTAGATGGCCGCGAAGGGGGTGTAGAACATCGTGAAGAGTCTCGTGGCTCCGCGACGAGCTTGAATCTCAGACAGATCCTTGGCAGTTCCCGAGCCTTGGGAACGCCGGACGGCGGCTTCTCCTGCGTAAACGGCCTGCTTGTGGGTAAGATCAGGGTCTTTCGCGATCGCTCCGTTGTAACCCGCCCAGAAAGTAGGGACGGAAACCACCATGTCCGATATCTTGATTCCGTACATCCCAAGCCTTGAGATGTGTTTCTCGATCATCCCGATCTTCCCACTCTCAAGCCGCTGGGTGGCATCCGCCAAGTCACGATCTATGAATCTGGGCCGATACCTCATTTCGCCTGATGCCGCTTCCGCTTGCGCCCTCATCCCGTCAGGGTTGTTCGGGTCCATGTTGGCGATGGGATTCTTCAGGAATTCCTTCATCGCTTCGAGGTAAAACTTGACCCCATACCGTTTGCTGATGTACTCCGCGCTTTGCAAGTGGCCGACTTGCTGAACGAGGATAGATGACGCCTTGAACCCGAGATAGACGACGGTCAATTTGTTTCTCGCGTACTCGAATATCCGGTCCAAGATGCCTAATCCCGGCGCTGAGACGTGCTCGTTCGCTATCCGCCTCAACCATCCAGGCCGCTTCGGACTCCCGATGAATCGCTTCTCATGCTCGACCCCAAGACGCTCTTGGAGCGTCCTTCTGATATCCGGATGCTCCAAGAATCTCTTGGTGTCCATCAGGAATTCCCGATAGGTAAGATCCTTGACGACTCCCGTCAAATGCCTGCTCACGATATACTGGAAGTCGAGCAGAAGCGGGTAGGCCACCTTTGTGCGTTCTTTACGGTGACTTGAAGGAGTCGTTATCGCCGTATACCCTTCATCCAGGATTTCCGAGAGGGAGCCTACTTGCTGTTCCAGTTTGACTTTGCTCTTGTCAGGATCGCGCACAAGCGGGTAGTAACCACCCTGCATTTCCACCGGCCCTTCCGCCGTGTTGACCGTGAAGGGTCGAAGAGGCAGCTTCTCAAGCGGCACCCCGGAGACTCGCTCATGCAAGGCTGTGATCTTCGGGTACAAGCTGCCTATCACATTCCAGATGGACTGGATGTAATTCAAGTCGGCCTTGCTGAGTTCCTCGATGGCTTTCTGAATCCGATCGACCGACCACCCATGACCCCTTGACATCTTATCCAAGCTGGAATCAGTCCCGGCATTGAACGCCACGGAGATAAGACTGCCGCGTTGCATTTCCCCAAGAGGGGTCTTCATCATATCCCCCAAGCGGGTTTTATTATCCTTCACATAAGCATCCGTGATCTTGTTCACCTCGACTTGAATCTCATTTAAGAGGTCCAGGAACTCCCCTTGGGCATCGCTTGAAGGATTGAAAACAGCGTCATGCCACGGTCCGATTGCCCCGTCATCCAGTATCTCAAGGAGCGTTTCCATCGTGGCAAGCTCCACGTCGATCAAGGTCAATCCGCTTGAAAGTTTGTCATTCCATTTTTTATCAAAGTTCTTGAGTTTCTCCTTGATCTTCGGGACGGACTGCTTCGCCCGTGCGACAGCGGCAGCAACGACTTCTTCGAGATCAACCCTGCGATCGCCTATCTTTATCTGCCCCTTGTGGCGCGAAACGGCAGCGATGGACTTCGCGGCGTTTACCAAGTCGGTGAATTGCTCTACCGTGAGATCCAAGTAACTCCCCCGGTAGCTCTCGCTCAGGATGAACCCGTCAATGACAGGCTCATACTCCGAATTGGCGTCGCGCCATTCCTGAAGGGGTTCCTTGCCACGTTCAATCTCGGTGGGGGTGAGATCCCTTATCCCATACCTGTCAAGCAAGCCGTCGATCTGGGCTCGGCCTTCAGGGTCGTTCTTCCCGATCCGTTCACGGGTTGTCTTTTTCCCAAGCGATTCAAGATATTCCTGGCCTTTAAGGAAAGAATCCTTGGCTCTCGCCGCCTCCGCGTATATCTCATGGTTGAGAAATTCGCGTTTCGTAGCGTTGAAAGCCGCGTCGAAGTCGCCGCGCGCGGCAGCCTCGAAGGCTTCCCTGGCGGCATCCTGCTGTGCTCGTTGGATCAAACGGAGATTGATCTCGCCCACCTTCGTGCGTCCCACCACGTTCTTCGCGTGATCCCGCAGTAACTTGAGGGGTGTGACAGGCAGGTTGGACTTCTTCCCAAGCTCCCTTACCCGCATCATCAACAGGTCTGCGCGTTTCTCGTTGTGGACAGCCTTAAGGGCTTCCGCCTTAAGCTCTGAAGTTGAAAGCGGCTCCCCATAAGTCGCCTGCATGGCTTCCCTGGTCAAGCGATTGATCTTCTTGTCACGCGGTTCCGCGTTCTCCAAGGCCCCCATAAGGGCGTCACCGGAGGGGAATCCGAACATCCCGGCGACGGTTGCCGGGTCAGCTGTGCCGTCAGCCTTGTGGTAAGGAGTCAACGCCGCGCGCCGATCTTCAGGGATGGCGTTCGTGTTCAAGGTGATCCCTTGCATGGCTTCCGGCATGGGAGACCCGTCCGGGAGTTTGCCCTCAGCGAGAACGGATCGGGCGATGTAGACGGGCTCCTGATTTACAGAACCCGTGACATTGACCCTTACCTTAGCCTCCTGTTCCTGCCATTCCCCGCGTTCCTGCCTGCTGATATCCAGGAAGGCTTTTTTCCTCACCTCTTCGGTCGCGGCTTGAAGGTCTTTTTCCATCAAAAGGTCGTATGCCACGGCTTGATCCCCGGTGAGTCCAAGGGTTTGAGCGGTCATCTGATTCTGGTTGAGTTCCGCTTTCGCGGCTTCGATCTGGGCGTCCGTCGCAAGCAGCCGGTCGATGAACAGTTTCGCTTCTGGTGAAAACTCCACCCGCCCAGTCAGTTCCTTCAGGATGCCGATGAGCCATTGGGAGAATCGGTAGAAGGCAGAGCGTAGCGTTTCGGAAGGAGCTTGGCCTTTCAAGAAGTACGTCTCCATAGCCTCCGCAAACTTCTCATGCTGCTTTTTGGTTAGATTCTCAAAACCCTCCTTGGCCCCCAAGAAGTCAAGGATGGCTTGGGATTCTTCCACGAACTTGTACTGCTTAGGCGTGACCGTGCCTGTGGGGATGCGCCCGAGGATGTCCAAGTTTGTACGCCCCACCAGGTCAAGCCAATGGTGTCCGAAGAGTTCATGGATGAGGGTGGAAAAGTTCGCGTATTTCGTGAAGCCGATCTTGGTGCCTTCCGCCAGAATCTCCGTGAAGCCGCGGGGAGGAAGGCCAAGGGGTTGCGCCTGCTCGAACGCCGCTCCTTCAGGGACAACCTCCGCCCTTTCAAACCTCAGCTTCTCGCGCTCGAAAAGCTCTTCAGGGGTGATCTCCAAGAGATCTGCCAGACGTTTGTAGACGGCGGCTTGGACGCTGGAGAGGCTTTCGATGTCCTTCGCGCCGATCTTCTCCAAGGCAGGTATCTTCTTCAACCCGATAGCAGATAGGGCTCGATTGACGGCCTGCCCCACCTTCTGGGCTGACTTCACAAGCATCTGCTCGAGCTTGGCCGGCGGCAGTTCCTCCTTGATGTCCCCCATGGCAAGCTTGAATTCACGGTCCACGATGGCTTCGAGGATCGCTTGAGAAACTTGAGGGTTCGCAATCTTTGCTTTCACTTCCTTGCGCTTGTTCGCCGCGTCTGAAAGAGCCCCCACCAATTCGCTCGAACTCATGCCGAATCTGTCCGCCACTTCGTCAATCGGGGAACTATGGCCACCGGGTTTACCAATCAGATTCTTGGGGACACCGCTTTTTATAAGTTCCTCAGCGTTCTTCGTCGGATCTGCGTCACTGCTCCATGAGATCCTGCCGCCAGGAGGAAGCGTTCCTTGGACCTGCGCGATCAAGTCCGTCGCCTTCAATTCAACAAGGGTGTCACGCCGTTCCTTGACGGTTTCCTCAAGGGCCAATCCTTCGAGTTCAGCTTGACGGCCTGCAATGGCTTTGACCACCTGCTCGGATTTTTCCTGTCTTGCCTTGCTTTCGGCCTCTTGCTCTTGAAGGAATACCTTCCCTTCCCGGGCGTTCATCTCCAAAGGGTCGGATCGCAATTCTTCCTTGAAAAACCCCTCGTGTTCCGTCCCGACGATCTGGGACGCCCATTTCGCGGTCGGGATCGTGAGTGGTTGACCGCTAGCCAAGGCATCCTGATAGGCTGTGGCGTTCCCTGTGATCTGGGCGGCGAAAGCGTCTGGTTGCAGTCCCTTCTTTGCCGCGTACTCCGTGAAGGTCTCTACGGGAGCGTACTTGAATTCGTTGGGCCCGCCTTCCGTCTCGATCTCCACGAATTCGACGAGTTTTTCCAAAGAACGTCCGTGTAGTTTCGTCTCCTGGATGGCCTTGGACATCTCCGTCAAGGCTTCCGAATGGATTTGAGAGCGTTCAGCGGGAGTGCGCGACTTCACTCCGATAGCCGTAGCGACGGCTGCCCTTATGATCGCGCCCACCCCGCCACCCACCGCCGCTTCCCGCCCTATGCCTTGAAGAATCTCAACCTCCTTGTTCGTCAAGACCTTGCGGATGGAGGCATGCAGGATGCCTTCTGCAACCTCCTGTGAAGCCTCAATAGCTCCTCCGATCCCCACGTCAGCCACCCACCTGAAGAGCTTATTCTTAATGTTGGGTGGAATCCGATCGAGCAACAACCCCAATCCGATCTTTTCCGTCGCAGCCGTGGCAAGGCCGCTCAGGATGGCGGATACGTCTTTCGCTCCTTGAGGGGCGACGTCGCCTTCAGCGCCCTTGACTCCTATGGCGGTGCCTTGAGCCAACAGGCTGAGGCTTTGAACAGCTTTGCCTGCCCCACCCGTGGCAACTTGTCCGGCAACCTGTCCAAGTCCCTCCAAAACATCCGTCACAATGGTCCGACGTTCAACGAAAGGGCGTAAACGCTCAGCCTGTTCTTCCCATCCCTTCCCGGATGCGATTAGCCATGTAGCAGGGTTCGCCCAGTCCGGGAGTGCGAACGTCTTGCGGACGAGTTCAGGCGAGACTTGTTTCCCTAAAACAACGCTGGCAAGTTCCGCGGCCCCGCGTCCTGCGATATTGACAAGCTCTCCCGTGCCTCCGATGGCACTACCAAAGAAACCCGCGCCGCCGGCAAGAACGCTCTTCGCCCTTTCTTCCACCCCTTGCCAGTAGGGATCAATCTTTGGAGCGGACTTCAAAGCGTCGTTCAACGCTTGGGTGGCAGGCATGTCGTCATGCACAAGCGCGGCGTTATCAGTACCTCTGAGCCATTTGGACAAGCCGGGATACTTAAGCTCAAGATCGCTTGGGGTGTTACGCTCGAATTCATCCTGGCGTTTTAGCTTGTCAAAGTCACTCACGACCACCTGAATCGGCAACCTCATGCGCCTGGAGATACCCAAGGCTTGTGCGTACTGGTCGGGAGTGGATATCTGGCGGGAGGCGTCGCGCAGGGACGAGCGCATGGTAACGTCAGGAGGGGCGTCAAGGATGGGATCGTAGACAGGCCCTTCGGGGAGCTCGACAGGCGGCGGCGCAACCCCAAGCGTCGCAACGTCAGGCCGTACAGGCTCTACGGGTTGCGGCTCATCTTTAGGGATTCCCGGCACGACCGGCATGGTTACTTTCCCAATCCAGGTTTGCGCCCGCCTTGAAAATCACGGGACCAGAAACTTGATTTGCTCCCCCGCTCGCTGATAAACACCTGATTGACGACCTTTTCAATCTCCTCCAGCGTGAGGGGTTCCTTCTTCTTTTTTTGCTCAAGATCCATGGCGGTATTGATCTTGATCCTGAAGTCCGCCAGAATCTTGGCGTCTTTGGTGCTACTCCCGGGATTCGTATCCACCTTCAAGCTCTGAAGCATCGCGTCAACCAGTTGATGCGTAGTCAAGTATCCCTGGCTTTTGTCACTCGTGCCCTTCTTGATGATGTCCGCCTTGATTTTCGTCAGTCCTTCAAAGTCGCTCCTGCTGAGGATGCCGGTGTAGTCCGTGAGGTTTTCTTTGACGAACGCTTGAGGGTCGGATGCCGAAAGGATCGTCAGACTGTGAAGTTTTTTCTGATCCGTGACCGGGTCCACCCCTTGGCGGATGTTACGCGCATGGGTTTCCAGCTTCTCCCATGCCCCTGGAGCCATGTCACGCTGCGCGATGATGTAGGGCGCGAGGTTTCCCCCGTTCTCTTCAATCCCCTTCATCGAAAGATTGAAAAGATTCTCCTGGTTCTCCTTCTCGACAGCTTGTCGCTCCGCATACCGCTCCTTCGCCAAGGCTTTGGTCTTGGCGACTATTTGCGGGTCCATGCCCTTCGTCGCTTCCTCCGCCTTCTCCAAGGCATCTCCAAGCGTCTTCGGCGGTCCTTTGGTTTGAGTGAGCGTGAAGATGTCGTCCACGACGCGCTGGGATTCGCCAAGCACGGTTGCATCATGGGTGGATAGCTTGATCTTGTTGGCAACTCCCGGGTCCATGCGGCTTGCGTTTCGCCTGAAGTACGCGGCTGCTCCGGCGTGATTCCCTTTCGATATCAACGATTCGATTACCCCGACATGCAAGTCCGTCTCGTGCTTTAAAAGTTCCTGCTCGATGACGGCTCGAGGCCAGCCTTCAGCCTCTCCACGGAGCAACACATCCAGACTCATTTCCGCGAAATTGATTTTTGCGCGAGAAGGATCGACGGCGGCCATGCGCTTGGAAGATTCCAGACCAGCCCCGTATTCGGCTTCTTCAACCGCTTTGGTTTGCTTCCCGATGTGCGCGTTGATCCTGTTCCGGACCTGTTCCCTACGATTCGCGACTGATTCGTCAAACATCTCCTGCTGTTGGCGATTGGCAAGACCCCTTCTGCGCTCTGAGAAAAACTTGTCGTAGCCCTCAAGGACTTCGCGTTCCAGCCCGAAGGAATTCTTGCCTAATTTCCTAAACGCCCCGGTCTTCTGGTCATAGAGATTGGTGAATTCCCAGTCGTCCCCGGCGCGCTTTTCCTCCGATACCCTGAGCCTGTTGGCCCGATCAATCTCAGCTTCCGCTATTTGCTCCGCCTGTTGGGCAAGTCCGCGCGCGACGCCGAATACCTGGACTGCTTCCTGACCGCCGCCAAAAGCCGCAAGGTCTGCAGAAGGAGCGATCCTCGCGCCAGGGATCGGCGCGGGAACTGCTTGAAGGCCGAGAGCACGAGGGACGGTAGGCATGGGTTAATCCGATATCTTAACTATGCGAAAACTCACCCTATTCGTAACCCCCACTCCATTCCCATCGCTATGAGGTCGAATCACGTCACCTACGCTCAGGCGCGTGGTGACGCTTACGGTCGAAAAAGCACCCGTGGCTATGTTGTGCTGGACAACTCGAGTAGCCACCGCGATGTCTTGGATGTTCGTGTTTCCTTGCGTCGTGTTAACGCTCACGCCCATAGTCATAGTGGTGGCGTGGTCATCCGTATAGCTCATCGCGTAAACGCCATCTTCGTTGATGGTAAAGGAAGTTCCAAGAGTCGAAGAATCGGCATACGTGATGGCCGTTCCGATGTTCTTCTGGATTGTAGTGAAGCGCCTGATTTTATTGTTTACCGACCCGTAGCCGTTGCCGGTATGGACATGGACTTCGCTATTTTGAACAACCCTGTCCAGACGTCTCCAACCAAGCCCTGTTGAAACGACGTGAAGCGAATGATGCGGAGCCGACAGGACAATAGTTGATTTCTCGTCAATAAGCTCCGCGAGATTGGGGTCTATCGTCAATGCGTTTGACGTTGAATCGATCTTTTTCAGGAAGAACACCTTGCCAACCACCAACCCTGCGGCAGGAAGGGTTACCGTGAATGCGCCTGTCGTCGCATCCAGCATCACGACGTCTTCGTTTTCCGTCAACGTGAGGGAGAACGTCTTGATGGAATGAATCAACGAGCCGGGAACAAGGGAGATGACGCGCCACCTCGAATTCGTCGCGTCGTACTCAAGGGTGCAGGATCTTCCGGCACGAATAAGGAAAGTGGCGTTGAATTGGGTGACGATCCGGTTTGCCGCAAGCGAAAAGGCATTTTCGTTCAGAAGCGTAATGTCAAACGTTCCGGCATTGTAGATGGTCATGACCTTCCCGGCGACTCCGCCGGTAAAGCCCGTGATGTTCACCGGGTTGCTTGAAGTCAATCTTGCCAGCGTTACGGCAAAGTCGATGTTCGCCCCAGCGTAGTCATTCTGATTCGACGCGAAGGACGCCGGGGATACTTCGCCGGATATCTTGAGCGTCGTTCTGGCGGTCAAGGCGTTGGGGTCGTCAAGGAGGGTATCTATGTAAGCGGAAGGGGCGCTCACGGTAACCCCCAATGTCGCCCTCGCGGTCGCAGCATCCGGGTCGTCAAGAAGCGTCTGGATGTACGCGGTCGCCGGGACGCCGCTGGTCGGGACATTTGAGATGGCGATGGCGTTCCCGCTTGCATCGAACCCAAGCACCTTCGACGCCCTCCCAGCCACAGAAGGAAGCGTCACTTTCAACGGTGTCCCTGTCTCCGTCTCCATGATCTTGATCGACCTGTCAAGCTCATCCTGCTGCTTCTGATCGAGCATGACCTGACGATCCAGCGCGTTTTCGTGAATCTCAGGGAGGTATTCGTTCTGATTCCTGATGTCGGTGGATTGGGTGAGCTGAGGAGCCCTGCGGATGGCGATGACATGGCCGGAAGTAAGCGGGGCGAACGATCCCAGAAGCGTCGCATTCCCGCCTGTCGTAACCCCGATCCCAGATACCGTGTAATCCGTGTTCAGCACCAGCGTCGTCTCAACATTCGTGGTGCTGTTCCTAACGGTAACCAGAAGGTCAGCAGCCGCTTGGATCACGAACGGATAGGCATAGATCGAGGTAGCCCCGTCACCCGTGTACTGCACTCTTGAGACGGCAGAACTGATGGACATCAATACCCCCCTTAGTAGTCTGGCCCAAGATAAGCATCCCGGCCCTTGGCGCCACGCTTGTAAGTGTTTCCTGTGTAGCCCTCAGGCACGTCAGGCTTCTTGAGCGATCCCGCATAAGTTGAGAACGCCCCCGCCACGCCCCCAAAGGCTTGCGCTCCGCCTGTAAGCAAGGTGGAGCGAGCCCTGGCACGCGCAGCTTGCAGGCCGAACTTGCCGGCATACCGAGCTTGCTGTGCCTGCACTCGATGGCCCCACGCCTCGCGGAAGGCGTTCGTCCTGATCGTCTCAATATCCAATCCCCCAAGAAGCTCCGTATCCGCAACGACCTCAGAAGGGGTCCCAGAGCCGATTTCAACCCCTTGGGCGGCAAACCCGGCCTTCTGAGCCCCTGCAAGCTGCTGCGTCTGTCTGGCGCGCTCCTGGGCCTCAAATTCGCCCCTTCTGATGGCGTCCGACGCTTGCAGGTCCGAAAGCGCGGCATTGGAGGAAGCAATCCGGCCCTCGTACTCACCCTGACTACGAAGGGCACGAGCTTGAGAATAGGCTCCTGCCGCAGTCGCGCCGGCCCCAGTAAGCTGAGCCAACGCGGAGATCAAAGATGCAGTCTCACCCATGTTACGCCCCCCGAAACGGCACGAACCCCGACGGAGCTGCTGCGAGCAAAGACAATGGCAACGGGTCGCTTTGACGCACCACCACCCGACCGCCTCTGTTCCATGTAGAAACTATAGGCACATCCGCGACTCCCGTCAACAGGGCGACGGAAGCGTCGTAATTCTCTTCATCCCTGATCTTGAGTTCTTCGAGGTCCACAAGAGAACTGTCCGTCGCTGGGAGTCGTTCTCCAACAAACACGCCCCGAGTTTTCTCAAGCCACAAATTAACCTTCTGAATCAGGCATTTCTTGTCAGCTAATGTCTCTCCCTGAACTGTGTCGATATCCAGAAGCTCCGTGTCAGCCGTGACAGGAAGCCCAACGTGAATCTTAACCCTTGGCAACGGCAATGTGATCGCCCCGTTGGTCACGGTCATGACATCGTAATCCGAATTGTTCGGATTGGCGATGACAAAGCCATCCGCAAAGACGCTCACTCGCTTGCCTTCGAGATGCCAAAGACCTCCAATTTCATCGACAGCCTTGGCCCACGTTGTTCTGGGAAGATCCCTCAAAGCAGACTCCACCGTGACGGTTTTGTGTGCGAGGCCGGTCACCACAGTCGTGCTTGTAAAGCCCGTGATCGTGAACCGCACGACATCCCCATTCGCGCCGGTCAGATGGATCGCGTTCCCGACATCGCTAGACGTGAAGAACGCTTGACTCGCAGTTAGCGTGAGGAGTTCACCGGCAACCCAAGTTACCCCACCTGAAAGGGTCATCGTAGTCACCGCCACGTTCGTCCCGTCTAAACTGAGCGAACTGTCCATGAACACCGCGTCTTTGATATCCCCGATCACCCGCGTCTTCATGCGCTCGATGTACCGCTTGAACCCGGAAGGAAACCCGACATTGGGACGTCGAACCACCATGTAAAGCGAATCCTCGGACCCTTCCGGGATGGACAGCACGTTCTCGATCGTCCCATCCATGTCGTGCTGATGCCATCCGACGATCTCCTGTTCGCGGATATAGGTAAGCCCCAGCATTTTCCCATCGCTCCTCACCATCCAAACGATGGAATTCGGCACTTTCTGATATGCCCAATCGGTGATCGTGAATCCGTCAATCAGATGCGAAGCGAATAGAGTGAGGTCATTCCCCGTGTAGCCGTCAATGCCGAAGTCGAACACGAAGTCTCTGACGATGGAGCCGCGTTCCTGCAAAAACAAAGCAATCCCATTGACGATAAGCGGACGAAGAAAACCAGAACCGTTGTAGGTGTAGGCTCTCGCATTGATGTCGGAAGGCGTGACCGACCCCCCTGCGCCGCCGTTCACCGCCCATTCCGATCCGCTGGTAAAGGCCAGCAGTCTGCCCACATCCACCAAAGACCGCACTTCGTTCACCTGGTTGCCTGACAGGTTGAAATTGACCGCGTCATCATTCTGTAACGGCACGTGTGTCGTAAAGTCCGTTCTCTTTCCAACTTGGGATGTGAACACCCCTTCTGGACGCGCCGTCGTGTTCCCGAATACCTGACGCTGCTGGTAATAGGTCACGGCCCCTGGATTCTGGTTGGACTCCGCGAATGGCTCCTGATACTGCGTGGGGCCATCCAACGTGTCCCCGGTAATTCCCGTATCGCTGAAGGTGGTTGCTCCCGTCTCCCCAATGAATCCGTACACGCCGAACTCTTCCTTGAAGACGACGTACTTCCTCGCTCCTACCACGGCGTTCCATGAGATGACATGCGGAGCCGCAACGGTTGGGACAGCCGAAAGCGGCGTGATCCCAAACGTCTGCCTTGAAGTCCCGCCCGCCGTATATGGCGTATAGTTGGTACTGTCAACGCCTATCTTATAGGTGGTCGGAGTGAGGACTTCGATGACGAACCTTCTCGCATTCACCTCCGGCATCGACGTTGCAAGACTGATGGCGATATGCACTTCATCGCCATTGGTGTATCCATGATTGCCTGAAGTAGTGACAACCGCAGGATTGTCCAGAGAGATCGCCATAATGCTCGCACTTGATATCCCAACCCCAGGTAGCGATTCCGCTTCAGTCCCGGTCGCATCTTTCCCGACTGTGACGACCTTGTAACGAAATATCCGCGTTCCAGCCCCGCCCGCAATGACACTGATGGCGCTGGTAAACCCCACCGTCGGGTTGACGGGCATGATCGCCAGCGTCCAAGCCGCATGATCGGTGCGCCTCAGTTCGCGCACGTCGTAGTTCTTGTGAACGAGAGTTACCACGTCGCCGGATTGCGCGTAGTTGATCCTCGCAAGATCCGCTTCGAGGTAGGGCGTCGCGATCTGAAAAATCCGGGCGGCCGTTCCGCCGGAGGTGTACGCCGCGAAGGCCGACGAATTCACGGTCGATCCGTCGGGGAACAGAAGCTCGATCGTGTCGGGCATGACCGTGCCGACTCTGAATTGAGGCCGCCCGTTCAACTGCGTCATGCCTCCCATGCCGGCAATGACGACGAAATCACCGGCAACATACCCATGAGCAACCACGGTAATCACGCATGGATTGGCTTGCGTGGCCCCCGTGACGGCTTTGGCGGTTTCAAGGACAGTCGCGCCATTCCGGTGAACCCTCATGTAGAGATCGCCGAATTCCAGGGCATACGTCTGATCGTTGGATAAAACAAACGGAATGAGCCGTACTTTTTTCGTCGAATCTTTTACTTCGTTGATAAATCCCGTTCCTGGACGATTCACAATGCCGCCGGAACGCTGAACAAAAAAGTTACGGCACTTCCTCAAACCTCCCTGGTAGGCTGTAATATCCACCCTGCCATGAAGGGCAGGGGAGAGTTCGCCTCTGGCGAAATAAACTTGACGTACAGTGGTCATTTAAGGCCAAGTAGGCCAATCCTGCCTCGTGGTTGTGCCTCCCCCTCTTGCTCTATCCCATTCCGCATGAGGGGCGGCGTCCCTCTGCTCTTCCATTTTATCGTTCGATTGGGCTTTCTTAAGCTCAAAGCCATACATCTGGGCGCAGTATTCCGCCCGTTTGAAGGGGTCTCCTTGTGTCAAAGCCGGCGCGATCTTCATGCCCAGAAGGTACGAAAGCGAGGCGACAAAAGATGGGGGGAACAAAAGAACATCCGTCACCTTGATCGTGTACTCCACATCCGCGTCCGTCTGATCCGTCCAGATCACTCTGCCGGCAGCATCCGACGCAACCCTGAAAGGAACCCCTTGATCATGTGTCTCATTGCGGTTCCCCGTCACGATGCGCCGGATAACGTGGGCATCCGGCGGGTAACGGTACTCTTTCCCCCAATCCACGTTCGGGTTGTCCCGAATCTTGTTGAGTCGTTGAATCCTCGTGGCAAACGGCCAACGGAAATCGCTCAGGATTTCCTCCAAAGCCAGAGTGTAGAACCTGCGACAGATGTTCGCTTCCCTGCTTTGCTCCGTAGTGAGATTGGAAATCTCCTTGCTCACACCCAAATGAAGGAGAGCTTGATTGGCAATCTCAGTATCCGACGTGGCCACTCTTCACCTCAGATTACGTTGCGATCCTGTTTCTTCTGAGGCGTAGGAAGCGGCGCGGGCTTCTGAGAAGCGGACGCATCCAGCTTGCCTGCGAAGCTCTCAGCAGTCGGCCTCTTCTTTGCTTTCGGGACTTCCACCACATGACAAGGAGTCTTCGTATGGTCAACCACAGGAACCGGATCGAGCAATTCCATCCATCTCGGCAGGATCGGATTGTACCCCTTGTCTACCAGGATACGACCTTCCAAGTCGGACTTGAAGATGTCCTCGGTGACATCGAAAGGCCATCCCGCACGAGCGTTTGACGAATCCTCAGGGTGCCGCAGTTCGCCTCCGTAAAAACCAACCTTGATGGCGCGCGCTTTGCCGGAAAACTTAAGCATATAACCTCCCACTAGAAACAAGAGAACGAAAAAAAGGGGGGCGGAAGCAAAACGTCACTCCCGCCCCCGATTTCATACAAATAATCAGACGGGGTTCGTGATGGTGAACCCCTTGGCGTAGTTCCTGGACTTCTGAACGTCGCTGGTGATGAAGCTCGTCACCGCGCCTGCGGTGACAACCCCCGGAGCGTACTGCAACCGGAGGAACTGCTCAGGAGTCGTGAACGGCTGAAGGCGGGCGACGAACGCATCGCCGACGGCCGCCAGAGCGGGAATCGTGTAGAGCGTCTGGACGGTCGTGGGAGACGCGAAAGAGGCCGCCGTGTCGGTCTCCGCCGTGACAACCACCGATCCAGCGCCGACCAGAGCCGTGGTGACGACCGAAACGACGTACAACTCCTGCCCGACGCCCATGTCCCGATCAGCCTTGAGGTCGATCAGATCCGTGGACGCCGCGGCAGCCGTGACGGACTGCGCCGAAGAAAACCGGGTCTGCCTATCAAGAATCATCTCATTTCTCCTTCAAAGGTTAAAACACCAACTACACAACCGTCGCTTCCGTCACGGTGAGCTTGTCAACCAGCCTGACCGGGATGCCCTGGAACTCCAGCACCCGCCGGCCGGCGACATCCATGTAGGTGAGCTGCCCACCCGTCTGGACATCATCACGCGCCTGGATGGCCAGCATCTTCCGAACCGTGCGGTTCATGTAGAAGACGGGGCGGCCACTCTCGATGTTCGGGATCGTCTCGATGGCCGAAATCATCAGGTCGAAGAGATCCGCCGCGCTTGTCTTGGCGACAAGGTTGGAGATGTCGACGTTGGCGATCCTGACGACGTTCCTCCAATCCTCGACCGCAAGGCCGCAGCGCCATGTGAAGTACTCCCTGTACCCCAGGAACGTGGCTCCCGCGATCCCGGTGGCATCCACGATGGAGACTTTGCCCTCGTCGTAACGCTGAAGGCCGCCCATCGTACCTCTGGGATAGATGCCCTTGACCTTGCCCTCCCCCCAGTTGACCAGCCAGATGGAGGAGTTATCCGTCCCTGTTCCTCCGGCGTCGATCATGTTGTTGATGATCGTGCTGGTGAGCGACAAGGTGTTGTACCGGTTGGCGAAGCCGACGAACTCTTCAGGGACCGAAGCGGACCCATAGAAGAGCGTCTCGGACAGTTTCTCGCCCAGAGCTTCGATGTGAGCCATGGCTTCGTTCGCCCGGTTCTTGGCGACCATGCCCATGCCGCCCGTCTCAGCGACCAAGCTATCCATCTCGCTCTTGGTCTCAAAGCAAGCAGCCGCATCGTCGATCTGAGCGGACGTGCTTTTCGTGGCCGCATTACCCTGATTGGCGATGCGAGCCGTGACGCCGGGGAGGGAAGTCCGAACGCTGGTGCGGTTCCCGCCGATCAGGTTGCCCTCCACCCAAGGGATGTCGTCAAGGATGGCGTTCGTCTGATTGAGCACTTCCGCGATCATCGCGGCATCCCCTTTCGGGTCGATGGTCTTCAAGACATCCGCAATAGTAAGCGCGTTTGCCGCTAAAGTTGCCATAGTTCAAAACCTTTCGTTATAAGGGTTACTCTTCGGTCGTCTTCTTGGGAGCGTACATGTCGGTCAAAGTGCGCTTCTGGGCCGCTCCGTTAACCGCCGTGCCAACGACGAATTTGTCGTCTGCCATGGCGCGACCGATCTTGGAAAAGATACGAACGAGTTCAGGGTGATTGCCCAAACCCGTCTCGTCAAGGGCGACTTTAAGGGAGTCGGAGCCGAACCTTGCGACGGCCCGTTTCGCATTCTCAACGTTCTCGTTGTACTTGTCACCTCCGAATTCCTTGTCGGCCTTCAGTTCGCCCACCCAAGTTGCCGATAACTTGGCGAAGCTCTCCCGCTGTCTGGCAAGGTGGGCCGCCACTTCCGTATCGACAAAGTTCAAGGATTTCTGCGCGTTCTCGTTGGAAAGACCCATCTCGCGCGCAATGGCGGATGTTCGTTCCAAAACGGCGTCATCCAAACTTGTCTTGTCGGAAAGTTTCAGGTCATACTTGATGGCCTCGGGAGTCGCAGGAGTCGCAGGAGTCGCAGGCTTGACAGGATCTGGGATTACCGTGGGAGGAGCCGTGACAACCGTGGCAGGAACGGGAACGGAAGTCGCGGCAGGGATGACCTTGGCAGGCTCAACTACAGCAGCTTCAGCCATTGGCGTTCTCCTTCATCATCCGATGAAACAAGTCGATGTCGGATTTTATGGCATCGCCAAGAAGTTCCAAGCCGATCTCGCGCTTGCCTTCCATCCTGTATATTTCATGGTCCTGACCAAAGTTTGCCCTAAAGGTGCCGCATTTGTCAAGTAACCCCCAAATGAAGCTCCTCCCTTCCTCTCGGGAAAGGATGGATTGAAGGAACAGAAGTTCCTTGTCACGCGCGGTGAAAGCCTCGCGCTTGGCGGTTTCTACCTGCGACTCGTCGGCGGTATTATGGACGGCCATGAACGGCTTGTTATTCATCTGTTGGCTTCTTCCCGCCTCTTGCGCTCAAGAGAGCGGCTGCCATCGCCTGCTTCCGGGGATGGCTTGATGTCTCCTTGATATTGCGGCTGATAACCTTGCGGGAAGAACCTGTTTTTCAATGGCATATCAAACCCTCTACGCTTTCGGCTTCCCGAAATTCTTAATCACACCCTCAACAAGTCCCATAACCCCAGCGTTCGCATGGGCGTGGCTCAAGGTGGTTTTCATGGCCTTCACGTCGGCGGAACTCGCAGAAACGGTTTCGATCACGCCAGCGGTTGCCTCGAATGCGCGACGCCATGCCCGACCCCTGAACGCCGCCCACGCGGTCCCAAGGAGCGACACGACCACCCCCGAGCCGGGAAGGATCATGTTCGCGATGGGAGACGCGACGGCGAT